AAGCAGAGATATAAAGTCAAAGCATCTGGTGAGGAAGTCGAAGTAGAACTAGACGAACTTATCAAGGGTTATCAACAAGGTACGGATTACACTAAAAAGTCTCAGGCTCTAGCTGAACAACGTAAGGCAATTGAAGCTGAACGTGGTCATTTAGAGCAAGTTAAACAAGAGCGAATGGCATACGCTCAGAAGTTGCAAGCCTTGGATAGCTTCCTTACGCAGCAACATCAGAGTGTGGATTTAGAAGTTTTAAAGGAAACAGACCCTATCGGTTATGCGGTAGCGGTAGCTGAACAGAGCCAACGTGAGAAACAGTTAGCAGTAGTCAGGAATGAACAGCAACGCATTGCCCAACAGCAACAAGCCGAGCAACAAGCCTCTCTGCAAAATCATCTCCGTCAAGAATCTGAGAAGTTAGTTAGTCTGATTCCTGAGTTAGCGACACCACAGGGTGATGCGGTACGGAAACAAATCCGTGACTATGCGAAGTCTGTAGGTTGGTCTGACCAAGAACTCAGTTCCGTGTATGACAGTCGTGCTGTGCATACCTTGTATAAGGCAATGAAGTATGAGCAACTTCAAAAGAGCAAACCAGAGTTGAATAAAAAACTTCAGTCTGCTCCTAAGATGATGCGCTCTGGTACTTCAGTTCCTGCTACTAGGTCTTCACAAGATAAACAGGTTATGCAAAGGTTGCGTGAAACTGGAAAAGTTACTGACGCAGCAAAAGCATTTGAACGATTCTTTTAAATTTGGAGTATTAAATTATGGCTACCTATCAAACATATACCGCAATCGGTATGCGTGAAGACCTCTCTGACGTTATCTATAACATCAGCCCTACAGACACACCTTTCATGTCTACCATTGGTAAGACAAAGGCTACTGCTGTTTATCACGAGTGGCAGACAGACTCTTTGGCTGCTGCTGGCTTGAATGTGGCAGTTGAGGGTGCTACTGCATCTGACGCTACTATGTCTCCTACAACTCGTGTTGGCAATCGTTGCCAGATTTCACAGAAGACAATCAAGATTTCAAACACCTTGAACGCTGTGGACAAAGCTGGACGTAAGTCTGAAAAGGCTTATCAGTTGGCTAAAGCATCTGCTGAAATCAAGCGGGATATGGAATTGACATTGCTGAGCAACCAAGTTGCTACCAATGGTAACTCCTCTACTGCTCGTGCTTTGGGTGGTTTGCAAGCATGGTTGTCTACTACTTACTCTGGCGGCACTTCTGGTGTTGCTGGTTCTGGTGGTACTACTGCTCGTACAAACGGCACAAACCGCACTTTCACAGAGGCTTTCTTGCAGACTGCTGTCCGTGGTGTTTACACCGCAGGTGGCAATCCTAAAATCTTGATGGTTACACCTGCTCACAAGCAAACAGTATCTGCTTTTGCTGGTATTGCTGCTCAGCGTTACATGGCCCCATCAAATGCCCCTACTACCATCATTGGCGCAGCTGATGTATACCTGAGTGACTTCGGAACTTTGTCCGTGGTACCCTCAAGATATATGAACAGCACTAACTCTGCTGATGATGTTGCATTTGTGCTTGACCCTGACATGGCTGCCGTAGCTTATCTGCGTCCCTTCCAGACCAATGAGTTGGCTGTTACTGGTGATGCTGAATCTACACAACTGTTGGCTGAGTTCACATTGGAAGTTAAGAACGAAGCTGCACACGGCATCATTGCTGACTTGACCTAATATTTAGGTGACTCCGAAAATGCCTCAGACTAACCATCTGGGGCATTTCTTTTTCTAGCAAAACTGATAGAATTAGTGTATGCAAAACCCTGTTAAATTTAGAGATTCTGTAGTCCATGCTGATGGCGATGGCGGTATTGTTATTGAAACTACACAAGACATTACAGACATTATTGAGCAGAACAAAAAGGAATATAACTCCTTTGATGAACGTGCTAAATGGTCTGATGATTTGTTTGGTAACAAAATAGCTTCTATTCCATTTACAGTCATTGACGAACTAAATAAGCAGGGAGTTATGCGTGGCTTTGATGTGATTGATGAAAAACGATTCAAGGCATGGCTAAACGAGCGTGATAACAGAGTTTTTAGAACTCGGACAGGAGTTGTATGAGTTTTGCTACCTACTCTGACTTACAGACCTCAATAGGAAACTATTTGGCTAGGTCTGACTTAACTTCTCAGATTCCAGACTTTATTACATTTGCTGAAAACCGACTCCGTAGAGAGTTGCGTATTCGCCAGATGTTGAAATCTGTAACGACTGCGACTGTCAAGGATGATGCTACTGTTGAATTGCCTAGTGACTTCTTACAGGTGCGTGATTTTGTAGTGGTAACTAATCCACTCACGCCATTAAGTTACTCAAGCCCTTCAGCATTGTCTAATGACCCAAGGGCACTGTGGGTAGGTGTTCCTAGGTCTTATACAATCTTGGCTAATGACTTTCAATTGTCTCCTATCCCTGATGCAGTCTACACAGTAAAAATGTTGTACTTTGCTGCACCAGCATATTTGTCTAGCAGTAACACAACAAACGTATTTTTAACTTCAGCACCAGATGCTTTGCTCTATGCTTCTTTGATTGAAGCTGAGCCTTATCTAATGAACGATGCTCGAATCAATACATGGGGAACTATGTACGATAGAGCAATTGGTTCTCTCACCAAGTCTGACGAAGAAGGTCAGTATTCTGGTGTTCCTTTAGCAATGAAACTAACTCCAAGGTGAAACTATGGCTGAAATGTCGAACTATCTTGAGAACGCTTTAATTAACGTAACTCTACGAGCAACCGCTTACACAGCACCAACTACTGTGTATCTTGCTTTATACACAACTGACCCTACAGACGCTGACACTGGAACTGAATGTTCTGGTACTAGCTATGCTCGTCAGTCTGTAACTTTTGGTGCGCCTAGTAATGGTGCTTCTACAAACTCTGCTGCTATTGAGTTTCCTCAAGCTGGTGGTGCATGGGGAACAATTACCCATGTAGGTATCCGTGATGCTTTGACTACAGGTAACTTGTTGTATCACACACCATTAGACGCATCTAAGACGATTGCAACTGGTGATGTGTTTCGCATTGCCTCTGGTTCATTGAGCGTTACTTTAGCGTGAGATGGCTGACTTACTGCCTCCGTGGACAATTGACTCGCTAGACAATTTAAAGTCTAGCATTGATGACTTAACACTCACACTCGATAGTCCACTTTACGAAACCTCAGTAACCCTATGGGATGCCTATGGGTCTGTAACTGCGTCTGCAAGCGTTATAGCCAATGGCACGAGGGTTCAGAGTGGTAGTGGGGCAGTAGATGGTTCAGCAACTGTTACGGCAGATGCAGTAAGAGTTCAGTTAGCTAGTGCAAGCATTACGGCTAATGCCAGTGCTTCATGTGAAGGCACAAGAGTACAGAACGCAACAGTAGGAATAAATGCAGTAGCTTTTGTTGTCTGCGATGCTATTCGTGTCCAGTTTGCTAGTGGTAGTATCACTGGTAGTACCACTGTAAATGCTGTTGGCGGTATTGTTAAGGATGGCGTAGCCTCCGTTACTTGCGTAGCTTTAGTTGTCGCAAATGGCGGTATTGTTGCTGAAGGTGTAGCAAGTATTACTGGTAATGCAACAGTAAGCGCATCTGCAATCCGTCAGCAAAATGCTTCTGCTAGTGTTACCACAACATCTACAGTAGTTGCTTCTGCAATTAGGGTTAGAGACTCTGTAGCAAGCGTAAATGCTACTGCTCAAATATCTGCACAAGCTAACGCTACCTATGGTGGCCCTGTTGCGTTTACTGCAACTGCTACGATTGTTGCGGATGGTCATATTCTTGGTGATAACTGGAATCCTGTTGTCGAAAATGACAACACTTGGACACCAGTAAGCAGAGACTCAAACACTTGGACAACAGTTTCAAGAGATTCAAATACATGGACACCAGTTGCTGCTAACGACAACGATTGGGAAATTCAGTCTCAAGGAAGTAACACATGGCTACGAAAAAATTAACTTTTGGTGAGTGGATGCCTGACCAACCTAGCGTGTCAGGTGCGTTAACTGATGCTAAAAACGTGGTTTCTCAGGCTATCGGTTATGGCCCATTTCCTGCGCCAGTAACTTTTTCAACCAGTAATGCTGCTGAGAATTTAACTTCACTTTACGCTGCTAAGCAACCTAATGGTGATACTGCCTTGTTTGCTGCTGGCTCATCTAAGATTTATACAGTAAGTGGTGTTGGTGCTATTACTCAGGTTAAAACTGGGATGACAACTGGCACT